GAAGACGCTTCATAGGTAAATTCCAAAGAATACGAACTATCTTGAAAATCGCCATCAATCCAATCTGAAGGATTCTCCTCAGTCATATACTTTTCAGCCATAGCATAAATATCATACTGTATAACAGTAACAAAATTACCATAGCCTAAAGACATCAACAACTTAGCAGCACGGCAAAGACGATAACCGTCACAGACAAAAACATCAGAATAACTACTAGAAGATTTACAGTAAGCGGCAAACCCCTTAGCACTTCGCAAACCATCATGTAAATGCGCTTTAAAGTAAGCGCCAACGGCAGCCTTAGCATGTTCATACATAATTTTCAACCAAGAAGCCAAATCAATATATGAAATATAAGGCATAGAGGTCGAAATCTTAGAAGCTTCTGTCGAACTACTAGCAAACTTAGAAATATTCTGTCCGGCGTCACCTTTAGTCATATTATTAACCTGTTGCTCAAAGTACTTCCAAAGAGACTGAAACGGCACAAAATAATACTGAATATTCTCACGGACACGAGTGAACGCATCAGTATTAAGCGCAGCGGTACGAGTTTTACCGTTATAACCAATCTTAAAAGTCTCATTAGGATTTACCCATTGAGAAAACACAGGCAACAATTCGCCAATCTGTGCAGTAAACATGTGGCGATGAGACAAATCAAATGCATTTCTATTCACCTTATTTTTAAGGCGATGCATACCTAAAACTTTATTAGCCATAAAATTAATTTTTATAAGAATCCACAACCGCTCTATGTTTAATGTTTTCAGTATAATCCATATTAGCTTTTTGAACTTGATACTGAAAAATAGAGCGTGTTTTTAAAATATCAAAATCATACGTTCCCGTATAAGGAGACATACTAGCGTAATTTTCATACACAAAAAGTTTATCGTTTTCCAAAGCCTGAAAATACTGAATCATATTTTGATAATCTTTCCAAGCTACGAAATCAAAACGTAATTTTAAACACGTGTAAGAATCCAAACCTAAATAGGATGATAGCGAATAGTGATGATGTGAAGCATAAAGCAAAGATTTTAAAGGATTGACAGAACCGGAACTGTTGTATATCGGTTTCGCAAAAGTTTCAACATACCAACGAACAGATCGATACTGATAAATATGTTTATATAAAACAGAAGTATCGGGGTCAAGTACCCACAACATAAACTCCCTTACGGATGCATCATTATAAATTTCACCTGGCGAGCCGAAGAATCGGCGGGCGCAGAATACCACCGAACGAAATAGGGAAGAAGTTGCGTTAACATCAAAAAAGGAAGAGCCTGTAAATCTAACGGACAGTTGAGAGTAATACGCATCTGACATGGGAATAGGGCGTCTGACACCTTTTTTGTTAACAACATAATCTGTTGTAAGTGCTTCGAAGTCTCTAGAGGTAAAAAGTTCTTTAACCTCTGATTTGCTCTTTGAACCCAATAAGATTGAGTGAAAACTCCTTTGTGGAAACTTGTCAAGCACTCGAGGGAAATCAGAATGTTGTGTAAGATACTTAGAAACGTATTCTTGCATATTTCCATCGGTAACCTTTGTAGTCGTATCACCATAGAGCCATAATTGAGCCAAATCGAGTTTAATACAAACTTCTCTTGGATTGTCTCTTGTGGACATTGGCAAAGACCGAACATTCCTAAAATCCGCTCTCGCTCTAGGCGAATCGTGGAATAGTAGGATATGATAATGCGGACGGAATGATTGTGTTCCGTACTCGCAAATAATGTAGTAGCGTATTTTTTCACCATATTCTTTTAAAAACCATTTTCTTAAACGACCAATGTATTTTCGTATATCGTCATACCAAAGGATGGGGATGACAGAATTATTACGTATGCCCCGTGACCGAGACGGAAATCTGCTATAGTATTTGTCAATACGTGCATAGTAGTCACGAAGCATAGAAGCAGTATCTATAGTTCCAAAATCTGTAAGTTGAAAAGACTTAGAAACTTTATCCTCAACAAAATAAAAACTTTTAGTTCTACGATTATATTTTTTAATAACCCGATTAGGAACACGGATAGCATAACCAAACGGGTACATATAAGAAGTATCTATATACGGAAGATGTTTATCATCATACGTATTAGTAAGAAATTCAACAAATTTATGTTTAGAAGCTTCTACCTCGAGTATTTTACAAAGTTGCTCCTGTGCGGCAACACGACATTGAATACACGAGTGGCAACCAACAAGAGTAACACCATGTCGACCAACGACAGGAACAGGATTATTACACCGAGGAAATAAAGCCATAATTATGTACTAAATAAACTACCATCATAACAACTTAAAATATCTTTTTTGGTAACACGACCGCCACTTTTGGAAAAATCCAAAGGACAATACATTTCAATCTCTTTCAACGTTTCAGCAAGATAGGGTTTAGATTGACCACTACAATATGCCTGCTTCCGCTGAATCTCTCTAATAACTTTGAGAGCAGTCAAATAATCTTTAGCCGTCATAAGCAAAAAAACTAAACACGTTTGTACCACTGATACTCATGCTCCCAAGAAACAGGCGCAGTTGTCATACACAAGATACTAACAACACTAGGCATAAACAAAGCAACAAATTCATCTAAGTGTCCATACTTGACAAGATACTGAACATTCAAAACCTTGACAGTATAACAACGACTATTCAATTTCACCATAAGGCTTAAAATTTTTAGAGCGGGCAAAACCGCCATGTTTAATATATGTGGTATCAACAGTTACAATTGTAGTGCGACCACGAACACTCACATTATGAGACGTACTGCAAGAAGTCAAAGAAGTGACTCCAAAATAGGCAGCTATCAACCCAAGCGCATAAATAGCGACTTTGAGGATAATTTGTATAATTTCCTTTTTCATGGTGCAAAGATAAAAAATAAAATTTGAAAACACCAAATTTATTAACACTATTTAAAAAAAATAGTTACAGGGGGAACAAAAGCGCAGTAACTAGGGAATATGTATTCCCGCTTTTGCCTACCTCAAACAAGAGAGTAGGAATTTTCGGGGAAAATTTTCATAAAAAGGTAGTTAGTAGAGAGTTATAGACTTTTCCGCGCAAAGCTAAGGTTTTTCTAGCAGACAAACCAAAATAAGGTACCTGTTTAGTTAAATTGTGTACGTACGTATAAAATGCGCACGCACACAAATACAAAACAGATACATTAAGAATATAATATAAATTTTTATTATTTCATAAGAAAAATATGGATTTTTACGGAAGGTATTTATGTTGAATGAGAATTATCTGAAAACGTGCTTGCATTATTCAACGTACAATTAACAGATATTTAACTAAATTATTTGGTAGTATCAACTGCTATAAAAGCGAAAAGGCTGACAATGGAAATCGTAAAATAACAGAAATAAAAGTTAAAGTAGAAAAGTTATAAAACAAAGAGAGGGCGCAAGGGTTAACCTTTGCGCCCAAATTATTATTTATAACCTGTAGGGCTATAATTAGGATTTTCACGATACGCATCGAGCCAAGATTTACCACTAGGCGGCGGTATAGGTTCACCACCTGTAGAAGAACCTTTATTAAATCTAGGCTTAGGTGTAAAGTTACTAATACCATCAGAGATATTTTTAACCATACGGGAAACAGATTCGCCACGCTCAAAGATTTTATCGGTATCATAACTATCAACACGCTTATTGGTAAGAGATGTTTCTGATTTGTACATACCACTAAGGGAACGTATCAAATCCGGCTCTTGCATCAACTTATTAAGTGACCATTCATTCTGTTGTATATTCAAATCCAACAGGTGCCTATAAGGTGTTTGACGCAGAATAGATTCTGCTTTACCAATAGGCATTTTACCTAACATGAAATCAGTATAATAACGAGACATTTCATTTGTCATATTCTGACCAGAAGTTAGAGAACCATAATATTTACCTAATTTACCCAGATAAGAAGCATTGGCACTAGCATTGGTTAAAGCAGCACGACCTTGCATTAAAGCAGCCTGACCTTGAACAGTAGCAGCATGAGCAAATGTTTGCTGAATAGAGAGCCAACGACCATAATTTTCAGTCTGTTTAAGCGTATACTTACCGTCAGCAATATCACGAAAAGCAGAAGCATAAAACGACATAGTTTGAGCAACATTCTTCTCAACTTCTTGCGGCATGACATTGTAGAGACTGAAAGCTTTTAAGCGAGCATCATACATAGCATCAAAACCTTGCCAATTAGCCAATTCAGCCTTAAATTGCTCTTGTAACAGTCTATTCTGATAAGTATCTTGAGCGAATTTATAAGTCATTTTTTGCATATCGGTTTGAGATTCGATAAGACCTTTTTGCGCAGCATTAATACCCTCAATAGACTTATTCACATTCTCTTGAGACTTTTGGAGAGAAACGGAAGCATCAACAGAACGCATAGTATTATATCCCGAAAGACCACTATCAGCAGCATCAGCAATAAACGAGTAATCAGTAGGCATCATTTGAGCAGATTCAGCAGCAGTAGCAGCAGCACCACTACCAACATTACCACTCGCAGAAACGTCACCGAGAAGAGCATTAAGACCCGCAGCACGCATATCATTAGCTTTAGCGGAAGACGTACCATACATACGATACATCATTTCTTGCCAATCTCTAAGTTTTTTTGCTTCTGCAGCATTAAACTTATTTTGCTCTTGCATGATTTTATAGTTCATCGCATTAGTTTTATTAGTATTATGTTTACCGAACAAACCACCAACTAACGAACTAGCGACACCTAAAGCACCACCTATAAGAGCGCCAGGAACACCACCAGCTGCAGCACCAGCAGCAGCACCGCTACCAGCAGAACCGAGAGCAGTACACTTATTTAAACGAAAAGGAGTACCGCCAAAAGCGGCAGTACTCCGAATAATAATATTAGATAACATAAGCGAAATTATTTAAAGATTTCCATAAGTCGAGACTGAAACTCTTGATTTTCTTTCTCAAGTTTATCTTTCTCCTCTTTTTCCTTTGCCGCAGCAGCCGCCTTCTCTCGAGCGTCCTTATCCTTAGCAGCAAGTTCTTTCAAATAACTCATCTTTTCACTAGCCGTTTGTGTATAACGACTAGGGCATGAATTAATGAGCTCATCATCAGTCAGAGAACCAAAGGTCTCTTCAAACTGAGAGCGAAAATTAGAATTATCAATCATAGGCTGAAGAGACTCTTTAATCTCTCGCAAAGTTTGAGCATCGACACGCATGTTATCTATACGCTGCAACAAAGATACATCAGTATGAAAAGAGGTACGCAAAGGAACATTATTATCATCTACAGAAGTGACTTCGTGCTGTACTTCCTCATAAACAGGAGGAACATAAACTACTTTATTTTTAGCTTTCATAATCAAACAACATTAAATTATTTTGAATAAGGCAAACCATACATACTGAATGGACGGACAGCCACACAAGTATTAACACTGCCAATAAGTAACTTATCATCATTTACAGTACCCGACCATTGATTTACAAAGATAGGATAGAGCAAAGATGCTCGACACTTAAACAAATCTTCGATACTATCGTAATCAGTAACACTAACAAAACCACGATTTCGACGCCATGCAGACAAAAAAGAATGGTCATAACCTGTAACCCAAGTAGAATAAGTACCGCAGAAACCACCTTCATAGTAATCACGGGCACTTTTCAATTCCGCATATCTAGGAGAATAACCATAAGTAACAGACATATCCAAAGGGCTAGTTTGATATTCATACGGAACCAATATGTCGTTCAAACCCATCAATGGAGCGCTCAACTCACAACGATATTGTGTTTGCATACCAATAGAATCTAATTCCGGAATAGGGAAATCTGATGCATCAGTCTTAAACAAATTTCTATCAATACCAACATGAGAATAATCTAGCTGAGGAATAGCCCGATAAATTCCGATAATCATACCGTAGGTAGTAGATGTAAATTTGCAACCCGCTGACAAATCACCGATACCGATAGCCTTAATCTCTGGCTCTCCGCCATTCTGAAAGTTAGTGTTAACCTGTGGGTTTATGCTAAGAGTTTTATCATCGCCACCAATGAAAACAGAAACACGAGAATCAACCTTTGGCTTAATACCAAAGTGAGCAAGAACCTGTGCAGCAAAGTCGGGGTCATTACTATTCTGAATTTCCTTATATTTTTGCAGAGCAGTAGCAGAACGCAAAGCAGAAATTTTCATAGAAGCATCAGCAGTAAGACTACCACTAAAACCAACAAGTTGAAGACCTGTAGAAGCAGTTTTAACAGGTGAAGCATAACTACCATAAGCAGGAACAGGCTCGGAATTGGCTTTTTGTAAACTATCGCCTGTAGTATGAGAACTACCGCTGAAAAGTGCACCCTTAGTACCATCAGCAGCATCTTTAATACGGAAAAGTGCATCAGTATTATTCAAACCAACAGAAACTGCAGACTCATCGCCATACTGCGCACGTGGAAGTACTGACGTAAAATAATCGATAGGAAGATTAGAATTTTCCAAATCAATGATAGACGTCATCAAAGTATTAAACGTACTAGACTGTATGAAAGACTTAGCGTTCATATTATCACTAGGACCCAAATAATCAACGTTACAAGTCCACGGTTCGAAAGGCTGCCACTTTTCATTACGATAATGGTCATTGCAAATCTTATGATAAGCTAACAACGGGAAAAGGGACAAATTAGGACTATTACTAATTGAAGACGCTTCATAGGTAAATTCCAAAGAATACGAACTATCTTGAAAATCGCCAACAATCCAA